AGAGCTTTCGGCTGTCTCTACTTTACGCCGGGCAACCGCCGCCGCAAGTTCTTCTTGCCATGTTTCTACAGCGTCTTCGGGGCTTGGTAAGTCTTCGTAAGAAGCGGGTACAGTACCGGCTACGCCGTCGCACTCTTCTAAGCTAGCGTCGCTACTAATGACCTTAGCGTTACGGAAAACAACACGGCAACCGGTAATTTCTGCCGCCGCTAATTCTTCTTCGGGCGTAGGTGCCGACGAAGCAATAAAAAATAGTATAAGTGGTAATTTCTTAGCCATGGGGTTTAATTCCTTTCGGGTTAAAGGGGTAGCTCGAAAGCTACCCCGATTAGGTTACGCCTAGATTACTGCGTGTTAACCAGTACCCCGGCTAGGTCTTTGTGGGAAGTGGCTAGCTTGTCCCAATTAGTCGCGGTACCTAGTGCCGCGTCTGTAGGTGACTTACCGCCGTTGGCCTTATCCCATGTAAAGCCTTTAATACCCAAGTTGTAAGACCATTCAGCTTGGTACGTACGTACGATATTTTCGCTACCGTTCTTGGTATCGTAGTTATCGTCGTAATCGCTATTTTGGTCAATAACGATAGCACCGGCTGTTAAGCCTAAGTTGTGGTATGTATCCGGCGTGCCAGTTGTAAGCAACGACGGGCTATCCGTTACGATAAACACGCGCCCGAAAGCGTCTGTAACTACGTTAACAGTGCCATATACAAATAGGCGTTCTGCGTTCTGTAGTGCGTTATCGTAGAAGTCCGTAGACGGCTTGCTGTGCATAATCCACGCAAGAATATCGTTTTTACGATCACCAAACTTACCTACGCCGTTATTGAGCGCCCGGCTAGTCATAGTAGCGGCGGTACCGTCGTATACTACGTCCGTTTCTGCACCAATCGCCGCGACTGTTGCCATAACGCCCGTATTGAGCATATCGGCTAGCGTGTCTTTGGCAAGCTGTTGCCCCATGGCCGCGCCTGCTTCTTCGGGGCTTCGTTGTATCCAACGGAATTGGCCGGGGGTTAGTTCGATCTCGTGCGTACCCGCCGCGACTTTAACCATTGTATCGACAAGATGCGCTAGTCGTTTCTGTGTAATGGTACCAGAACCGTACGCGTTACGACGGCGAACAATACCGCCCATGTTACCCCAAAAGGCTTTATCTGAGTAATCGCCTTGGTGCATTTGCGTAGACAGTTGGATAGTACCGCGTGACGCTTCGTTAAAAAAGTTAAGTTGTTGCGCTAATACCTCAGTCATGCCCTCGTAAGCATATTCAGAGAAAACGGCTAAATCAGATAGTGCCATGGTGTTGTTACCTTTCTAGTCAGGGGCCGCGTCCTTTTTTGCGGCGATTTGGCTAGCTAGGTCTTTTGGCGACATACTAGCTAACTTGGGCGTTTCGCCCGATTGTTGCGTAGCACTGCTATGTCGCGTTCTTGTGGCTTTGTTAGGGGCACCGCCCCCGTTTGCCTTACTTGCCCGTATTACACTGGCAAAATCTTTGTTGTCAACAAATTCTTTTTGTAAATCGTCAAGAGTTAGCGCCGACGCGTTACCGTCTGCTGTTAATACTTTGGTAACCGGTGCGTCGCCGTCTAGGTCTGCCGCTAAGCGTGCCCGGATATGCGGTACGAGAATAGCGGGGCTGTCTGAGATAGCCGCTGCGATTGTGTTAGCTCTATCGTCTAGCAAAGTCTTACGTATAAAGGCGTCTTTACCCTCTACGGTCTGCTTATGCGTAGACTCTTGCGCGTCGTATTTTTCTTTCCATGATTTTTCTAGGGCGTCAATATCGCCTCGTTTACGTGCGTCGCTTTCGTCTAATTTACTTAGTTTTTCTTCGGCGTCGCGTGCCCGTTGCTCTGCGTCTTTGCGGGCCTGTACTTCGCGATCTTTAGCGCGGCGTAGTGCGGCGGTATCGTCGCCGCCTTCGCCCGCAAGGTCTAAGACGTATGCGCCGTCTTTTTCAATGTATTCGGCTTTAATGTCTGCCGGTAACTTGTCAAATTCATCTTTAGTAACTTTGCGCTTAAGTGCCATGGTGTTATATCCTTTTGCGGGGTCAAGTGATAATTAGCGAATACTTACGTAAGTATTCGTCTAAGGTCAATGGTTTTCTTGTTGTAAACTCGCCTAAATCCTCAGCCGATAAATTACCGCCACGAAGTTGCTGAGCGCGACGCCTGCCCACAATATCGTTCTGTACTGCCGTGGGCTGTAGTAATAACCAACCATGGAAAGTATCGGGTATATGACGGTAAGCCGTTATGTCTTCGCGAATAGGTACGGCACGACTTCTACACCGATAATGCGCCGGGGGTAGTGGCCCCTTGCCGTACTCGTAGATATTGCCGTTACGTCCTATACATATATCGGTGGTACCTTCGTCAAGTATAGCCACCCACTCGTAATTACGGTAAAATATAGAGGATACGCCCGCTTGTATTCTAGCACTAATAGCTTGTATAGCCGTTCTTAGCGCGGTGCCCCCTTGGTGTATAACCTTGCGTAATACACCGTCTTTAAAATTACGCGAAGGGGTACCAAAAATACCCGCTAGTATTTGCGTGTTTGTCCAACCGTCTGCGTAGCCTCTTGTTACCACCTTGTTTATTTCGCGTAAAACATACGCTAGGTATTGATCTATCGCCTGTAACGGGGTTACCCCGCTAGCCGCGTCGGGCGTTCTACTAACATGCGCCCATAGCCGCCTACGGTTTGCCCGATTACGCCCGGATAACCTAAACGCGGCAAGGCCGTATATCGCCAACCCTAACGGGCTGTTAAAGGCTTCGGTTATTGGTGTATCGGTTAGATGTGTTAACAGGTTAACCGTCATACGGTTTTCTGCTTCGGTAAACGCCTGTAGCTCTTTTATTAGACGGGCACGATAACTAGAGTACACGTTACGTTGTGTGTCGCGTAATTCGCGTAATACACGATTAAACTGTGTACGGCTTAGCTCGTTTAAATTGTCTACCCCGGCACGATCTAGTATAGCCGCGACCTCAGCCCGCATACCGCGTAAGGTAGGGGCTAGCTCGTTTTCTACACTGTCCTTATACCCCTCTAAGTATATTTGGTGCCGGGTAAATGAATGTAATACTAGATCGCTCATAGTGTTCTAGTCTTCGGCTTCTTCGTCTTCTTCGGGGTCTTTATCCGGGTCGTCGTTGGGGTCGTCTTCGGGTACGTCGTCGTCTTCTTCGTTGCCCCCCGGTAAAAAGTCTACGTCGTCGGCGATCTCTTTACGGGCGTCTTTGTCGTCTAGGGTTGCGGTACCCCCTTTACGCAGTACGGCCCGCATTTCACTAAAGCTAATAGCTTGTTGTTGCCATTCGGCAATAGTTTGCGCCCGATCTTGGGCAGACATTCGCGCTATGTCAAAGTCAGTATTTAACTCGTATACAAGTGTACTTAAGTCTGCACCGATAAACCGCCCGCACTGTTGTAAGGCAAAACGTATAGCCGCGCTAACATTCTTGGCTACGTCGGCAAGTATTGACGTTTCACTAGCTTTAGCTTGTCCGGCTTCAGTAGCGGTGCGTTGTACTTCCCGGTTTTCTACGAGTTTAGCCCCTAACGCTACCATTTGCTTTTCTTTTTTGTCCATGGCTTCGCCCGGTAGTATATTTGGGGAAACAGTTAGTAACTCAGCTTTACACCCCTCATGTGTCAGTATACCGCTACGGCTACCAAGAGCTACGCGACCCTTTAACACGTCGGTAACCCAATCTTGCCTAAGTCCTGATATGTGTAACGTAGGTTGCCCACAAATGTAGCTACTTTCTTCGTAGTCGGCGCTGTTGCGATAGTGTGCGATATTAAGGTTAGCTAGGTCGGCTAGCGGTACAAAATCTACGTCACTATCATTGTTTTCAGACCCGATAAACGTAAAGGGTATGTAATCAAATACGGCCCCGCTATGGTCGGTTGGTGTAGTTTCGCCTATGCTCTTACCGTCGCGGTAAATCTCTACAGTGTACACGTTGTCGCGAAGTCTAAGTACCCGGAATTGGTCGCCTTGGTCTACGACAAAACCGTCGTCTTCTTTGTCGTACTTTTCATGTAGCACCACTTGCGTTAGCTTAGTCTTGGTGTTGGTTTTATGCGTACGCCAACTAACAATACTAACCCCACAATATACCGTAAGGGTAGGTTGTACTGTGCCTGCCTCTAGCTCAGCTTTCGTTACGCCTTGTTCGCGTGTAGGGAAGTCTGCCAAAATACCGGCACGACCTAACGCAAGAGTGTGCCTTACCCCCCGCTTAGCTAATTGTGTTAACGTAAGTCCTGCGCCGTCTGCGTCTTCGCTAACTACTTCTAAATTATCGGGTAAGTTTTCTATAATCGGGTCTTTGTTAAACACTTCCCCTACCATACCGTTAAGGGTGCGTTGCGTAACGTTATAAAACACCGCCCGCGTGCGGTAAGCGTCGTATCGTGTTTCGTTTTCCTTACTTTCGTCTTCGGGGTTAGGCTTGGGTAAGTACGTAATGCCTTTAGCCTTTACAGCTACTTGCCCGTCAATACAGTCTTGCACCAGTGTATACGTAGGTAATATCTTACGTAGCTCTTTGCGTTTCGTGCTTACGGTAGTGGTTTGTAGGTTCTGTGTGGGCATGGCGATTATTCCTTTAATTTACAACGGATACGTGCAGTTGCGTAGCCATACGATTGTTACCTTTTAATACCCGGTAACGTATCATGTCGTACGCGTGGTCTTCGGCGTCTGTGTCTACGTCGTCGGGGTCTTTTTCTGAGCGTGGTAGACCCGGTAACAATGTAATGGACGCCACGCAATTAGTCATAAAGTAAATCGCCGGGCCTTCTTTACCCGGCATAGCCGCTTCTAACCTATCGCGCAAGAGTTGAAAGCCATTTTTACGCGAACCTTTGGATTTATCCGATTTAGTCCAACGTACGCCCTTCTTTGCCATTTTCTTTTCGATAGTGTCTACGTCGCTTTCTCGTACGTCTGCTATCTGATTATCTGCCGGGCCGGGGGCCGGTTGCTTCGGGTACCACCCATTAGCCATGTTAACTATTTATTGCCGGGCGTCCGTCGCTACCTTTTGCACAGCCGTACCATTCGCCTATCTGTATAAGCGAACCGGGGGCAGGGCAGAACGTAGACCCGTCTGGTAATGTGATCTCTTCGCCGTTGGCCTCAGCCCACCAACCGGCGCTAAAGGGATGTGATGACCCCCAATCAAACGAACGATCTACGTACCAATCACTAGGAATAGCAAAGCGAGGCAATACGTGTATTCTATGGCTAAATAAATCGTCAAAAGCACCCCCGGCGTTAACGTCCCAAGACCCCATAAGCCACGCCGCGCGTAGGTTAGGGTCGCTTATTTGTTCTAGCTCAGCAACGTACTCAGGGGGCAAGTAAATATTTTCGCGGTAACTACCGAATATAGCTACTTGCGTCTTAACTACTATTTCGTCTTGCTGTGTCTGAGGGTTAAATACTTCTACTTCGGTGCGTAATACTTCGCCGTTCTTAGCCGGTGTAATAAACCGTAGCTTAACCCAATTATGCCCCGGCCCGTTGGGGTTAGTAGTACTAAATACTTCTAACGGGATAGGGGGCAGGGGTAGCCCGTCTAACGTATCGTAAATTGTAGTGCCGTCTTTACGCGTAGCCACCCGGCCTAGATTATCAAACTTAGTAGGTGTATCGCGTATTGGACTAAACGACGAACGGTTAACCGACATTATTCTATCGTATAGCTCAGACGTAGGGTGTTTAGTTAACTCATTCCACCCTATAAACGGGTATTCGTGACCGTGGAAGTTGTCATAGTCTGAGTTTTTCTTAGCGTGCCTAAATAATAATTCTTCGCCCGTAGGCCACACCCATTTATATTCACTAGCGCCGTGTAGGAATTTAGCACCGTCGCCAAACTGTAAAAAGAAACGCTTAGACTGTGCAACTAAGTCAGCAAGGTTCTTAAACTCTCTATCAAAAATAACACCGCGCCAATAACTACCGTAGCCTTTGCCCACATTCTTACGGAAACGCATTAATTGCGTAATGGTCTTGCCCGGCCCCCGCGCCCCATGGTATAGGGTGTGGTGGCACCGACTGTCTAGCGCGATCTCTTGCGAAGAACCGGGTATAGGTTCCCATACTACGCTAATACCCTCTTTGTCTAGCTTAGCGTCTAACTTGGCTTTGGTTAATGCCCGTTCTATAACTTCATTAGCTAGGCGTTTTGCTTCGGCAGTGTTTACCTGCGACTTTACGCCAGAATGTTGCTTTAGTGTATCGGTAAATTGCGCCATTAGCTAAGCTGTCTTGGTTTAGCGCCGTCTTCTATTAGCTTACTTTGCTGAGCAAGTGCCTTAGCTGCCCATTGTTCGTCTGTACCGTGATCTTTGTACACCATTACGCTACGATTATCGACTAGCGTATTATTGTTAATAGTTGTACCGGCCTTGTCAATAAATCCGCGAATATCTGCGTAAAGCTTGTACCCCTTAAACGCTACTTCGGGGTCTAGTGTTTTGTTAGCTCGTTGCCATACGGCGCGGGCTAGGTCTTCTTTTGTGGGCAAGAAAGCGGCTTGCCCGTTTTCCATAACCAATTCGTCGCAAAAGGCTTTAACTTCGAGGTCGTTGGGTAAATACTTTGACGCACTAAGGGCGGTAGCTGTATCATTCGGCCATACGCTCAGTGCGGCCTTAAAAGGGTCTTCGGGGTGGCGCAATAGTGCTATAGCGTATTCATATTTCTTTTGTGTATCCATAAAACCCGCGTAACACAGTACCGACGCTTTAGCAATTATTTCTTACCGGTAAGTGCCTGTATAATGCGTGTGCCTATCGCTTCTACGTCTACCCCGACTGAAAACCACATAACAAGCCGACCACCCATTAACGCGAATATGTATATCGGTAATACTATGCCTCCGGTCATGGTGAGACTAAACATAGCGCCTACAGACTGCCCTACGAATATACCACAACTTACGCCGGCTAAGAACGCCCATAATACAGCCCAAAAGCCCTTAACGTACTGTCTACTAACCCGTGCGCTAACCGCTTGGCCTGAGCCTATCGCGGCGGCTACAGCTATTGGTGCCCATTCGGGAAGTATACCCCCGAATACGGTGGTAACCGTGCCGAGTAGTACAAGGCTAAGCGCCCCTGATAATTGTAAGTCAAACATAAATTACTCTTTAGCTAGCAGTTCGGATTTAACATATGTAAACGCTCTACCGTGCGCACTTAGTCTAATTGTGCCCGCTTTTAAGTCGTCTAAATATATGCGTATATGGTCATTGTCGTATATGCTCAGATACTCAAAAGCGTGTGTACTCTCTTTATACGCGTCTAAATCTATAATTGCGTCGGGCCACGGCCTGCCCGGACTAGCAGCGGTTCCCGTATCTCTTACCGTAATAATTAGCTTAGCTTTTGGTACAGTTAAGTCGTGCCCCGTAATAATTTGGGTTACTGTTGTGCCTAGTAGTACGTCGGCTTTATGCTCAGATAAACATACATACGCCTTTTTCGCGCCAACAACGGGTAACGTGTTGTCTTCTTTAGTCGGACGCATAATTTGTTCTGTAATATCTTGTGCGGTACCCTCTTTCGGCACGATATTAATTCCTGCGTGTAAACCGGTGTAAGTAGGTATCGCTTTACCTAGTGCTATTAATCTATTTTCTACACTGTAAGACAGGTCTAATACAATCGTGCCTACAGGAAATTTGTATAAAGGTGTGGTTAGTGTAATTGCCATGATTAAAAATTCCCGCCTGCCGCACGTACTTGTCCGGCTAGTTTACTGCTTTGTGTGGCGCGTTTAAATGATCTGTCACCAAACCACCAAGCTACGGCCATACTAGCTAATTCAAAGATAACGGCTAGTGCCGCGTTATTGTCTACTAACGTGTATATGTCAGTAACTACGTTGGTTAGTACTTGATCGTTAGACAGGTCTAGCGTCTGTACTAGGTCGGTAGCGGCAATACCCTCTAGCGCCGACTTAATAAGCACGTATAGTAGCGCCAATGTAATAAAAGGACGCATAAGAGAAATAAGGGTAGCCGCCCATTTATACGCGTTAGACGTTGCTACGTCTTGGCTTTGTATAGAAGCTTGTAAACCACTGTACGACCCCTCTACGCTTCTTAAAACTACCTCTTGTTCTGTCTCAGCTACGCGGGCTTGGCTTTGCAAAGTAAGTAGCTTAGCTTCGTGTTCCCATAAGCGTTCTGTATGGGCGTACTTGTCTTTGTTAGCTTTACGCTCAATATGCTTGTTAGCAATGCCAAATAAGCCCGTAGTAAACGACCCTACTAGCCCTGTTATAATACCTATACCTGCCATGACGCTTTCGCCCCCTTCCCGTACCAGAACCGCGTACGGCCTAAGTCTACGTGTAAAAATGTGTTATAATAACCAAACCCCGTAAAACCCGCCGCCTTACAATAAGCGGCTAGCTCGTGTCTATCGTGACCGTCTAGGTCTATGTCTACCGCTACCTTCTTATGTTGGCTTAACGGTGCGCCGCCTACTCGTGCGTTATGTAGATCGCAACGGTGTGCGCTGTTAAAATTGATCGGTAGCCCTAAGTTAGTGCGTACCCATTGTACCCGGTCAAAAAAGTCGGGCCAGTAATAGAGTTGCCCACAGTGATTACAGGCAAATTCGTGCGCCTCAAAATTAGGCCACCGGGCCTTATCCCAAGCAACATGGCTATAGTGCGCGTACGTCGTTTGTTGCGTCGCAAGCGCGTCTAATTCCCATGATAGCTTAAACAACAAGGCCCGGCCCCCGCGCCTAAGACCCTACGGCAGTAGGTTGCTCAAAATGTGCAACCCCGTCGCCGTCCGGGTCTGTAGCCTCTTTTAGCGCCGCGTCGTAATCAGCTTCGCTAAACCGGTTAATCATAACTACATGTTTAATGTTTGTACCGCGCCCGCCTTTAGATATAGCGGTGTGTATATCGTTGGTGCCGGGGCGAGGGTCGTCGTAATTAATCTTGGCTTCTTGCAATAAGCCCGAAGCCACGACGCCTATACCGTCAATGTCACCAACAAATGTTAAGGCTATTTGATCGTCGGTTATTTGAATGTCTACCGGCTGTGGTAAGTGTTCGTCTTCTTTTTGCGCTTTGGCAAATACGGCGTAAATCCGTGTAATAAGTTGCTGTGTCATGGGCGGGGTACCTTTCTTACATACAATGTTAACGATAATGGTACCACGACTACAGCCGCTTCGTTTGATTTGTCAATAGAAGAAAGCCCCGCCACCGGAATAAACCGGTAACGGGGCTAGCCTAAATTAACCGTTGGTTAACGGTTAGAGTGTGCGGAATACGCGGGCACCGCCTTCGACTTTACGTACGACAAACTTGCGTTCGTATACGTAGTTGTCTACTTCGTGCGGCTCTAGGTCGCCTGTTTCCTTATTCCGGCGGTTAATCGTACGCTTACCGTCTACAGTAGCGTAACGCTTAGAAGCTGTAGAGACAGTTGACGCAAGAGACTTAGCCGGGTCGGGGCGTTTCTCTGTGGCCGGTACGAAGAAGCTAGAGTACGTAACGTCGCCGCTAGTTTCGTCTTTAACCGGTGCTTCAAGCGCGTCAAACGGATAAATTGACGTAGCGCCAGATCGGGCACGAGTAAGCGCGGGCATACTTGTGCCGCTTTCGACTGCGTATACGGGCGTAGTTGCGGTAGCCGGTGCTTGCGCTTCGGCGGTTGGGGTTTCTGTAGTTGCGGGGTCTGACATGATTGCAATACCTTTCTGAGTAGCACGCACGGCAACATTGCCTTTTGCGTCTGTCATTTGTATATTGCACTCTACGTACTCGCCGTCAACAAGTTTTTGTACACTTTTTTGAGACATATACGCCATACCGGTTTCGGATTGCGTGGCCTCAATAATGGTAGCCAACTTTGTACGTTGGGCTTTGCTTAGGTCTGACATGGTAGTATGTCCTTTCATTTAGGTTTGGGGTTGGCCGAGGGCGCGAAGCCCGCGAACGGTTCTTTATAAGGCGTACACAGCACGTACGCAAGTGTTTAATTCATACATTACCCCCAATCTTTAAAGTCGTCGTTTTCTGCGTGGCCTTTGTTATAGGCCGCTATTTCTTCGGGCGTCATGTCTATCGCTTCAATATGCGTACCGTACGGCTTACCGCCTACCCATATATTCGGGTTAGCGAGACGCCCGTAATAGCTGTCTGTCTCGCCCCATTGGTGCGCTAATTTTTGGCGAGTGGCCGGGCAACGTAATTCACGTAACCTCTTTTCTACGTCGCTATCTGACAAAGCACTATATTTTGTGTCTAAATGCCTATTTATGTCATTTACTGTATACTGTTTCATGGTAGTATGTCCTTTCATTACCGTACGTATATAGGGTAACGATAAGCGTATGTCAAGTCCTACGTTATACGTCCCATTGGCTAAGGTCGTTACCATTACGCCAAGTATCTAGGTATTCGGTAGCGTCGTACTCGCTATGTTCTTGTAATTCAGCATGGCGCTCAATAGCTTCTTTAGCCGTTGGGTAGCCGTGCTTATAATCGTAAGCAAAGTCTACCGAAGCGCTTAGCGCTTCTTTATCTTTGGCTAACACGTCTTCGCGCTCTTGCCATGCGTCCGGGTCTTTGTATTCGTCAATAGTAGACTGTATAAGTCGCTCTAGTACGCGCGGCTCTAGTGCATCTAATTCCCAAGAGCTATTACCGTATTGTTCTACGTAAGCCCCTGCCCGGCTGTCACTCATTTTAGCAGGATTAGGGGGCGGGCTATATTGTTCGATTTGTGACATGTTAAGCGCAATGCGTTTTACTTCTACACCACAGTACCCGCTAAACATGTTTAACCTGTCGTCGTTGTCGCGCGTCATGTCTATACCGCTAGGGTCATGGTCGCCAAGGTGAATAACTACCGGGGTCTGCCCCTCGTGGGCATATTGTTTTAACCGCTTACCGGCCTTGTATTGCTCAGACTGAGAAACATAGCCGCGACACGCAAAGTAGTCTACGTCATTACGCATACATACGCGCTCTATCACACCGACTAACGCGTCTTTTTCTATCCATACTTCTAACTTAACGTCTTGGTTTTCCCACATGTCTATAGCATACATGGAAGCGCGGCCCCGGATAGCGTGGGCGGGGTTATTCCATGTTTGTACGCCGCGTATAAAGCGCGTACGGTCTTCGATTGCGTCCCAGTCAATAAGGCCGCATAGCCGGGCGTTGTTAATTAGTTTGCCTAAGTTATCGTACTGGCGTTGGTTATTCGGTACCCATCCCCTAGACACAAACTGGTAATACAGTTGGCGTAACGTAAGCGTAAGGCCGTCGTTAACGTAGTCTTCTATAATGCTGTTAGCCTGTCTAACCTTAACTAGACTAGACTGTCTAAATCTAGGTTCTTGAAATTGCTCTAAAGCCATGTACTTCCTTATCTTGATTGCATACGTTGTATGTCTTGGTACTCTAAATTTATCGCGTCTTGCTTAGCAAGTATCTCTTTGTAAAAGTGGTCGCTTTCGTCTTTCTGCGTATTCCATCCCTTAGCGAAACTAATAGCGTCACCCTGTTTATGAGAAACATAAACTTGCTTTTTATTGGCGTAGACATAATACAAAGTGTTTACATCTTTGTTGTAACCGATGACTACCCGCGCGTATCCATCTGCGTTAGTCTTAGGTGCGTCATGATCGTTTATGTGTGTGTAGCGCATGTCTTTACTTTCTTTATTATAGGCTGTTTTGTACCGACGTACTTACGTTTAAATTTAACTCTAGCTTCCCAAGGGTCAATAGCTTCAATTACGCTAGACCCTTTTACGCCATTTGTCAAGTGATGTATACGAAAATGCGCCATTACTCTACGTAGCCATTCGTGTATTTCTTAGGCATATTCTCACACGAGTATACACCGTCCACGTCAAACACTTCGGTACACTCGCCGGTTGACACACTATAGTACACTACGGGGGTGTGCGCCCATATCAGTATACACCAAAACACGCCCGCCATAATAGCTAAGCCTGCTAGCCCGGCAGTCCATACGCTACTAGCGCCTACGTTACGGGTATAACTGTTTCTACTCATTTTTTGCCTTTCGCTTTGCTTTAGCTTGTTGCTTAGCCTGCGTAGCATAGTCTGGTACGTTTGTAAAGCGTAATTCTACGTCTAAATACAACATAACTAAATTAGCGGCCTCAGCCCAATTATAGGCGACCCTACAGCAATACCCGGCATTACGTGCGGCGTCCATAAACTCTACTTGTGCGGGCGATAGTCCACCGTCTTTGCGCGTCTTTTCTTCGGGCTTCTTAAACTCTACGTATAGACCACAGTACCACCCCTCTTCATACACAACTACGTTACTTGCTTCGTCGTTAATACTAAAAGGTATATTTGTCGGGTATTTGTACTTGGCAGGCCACGGTAAGAATGTGTCTAGTACCCCTGACTTAACCCCCTCAGCCTTTAACTTACCGGCAGTTGCCTTAGATCGTAGCCCTCCATTGGGTATAGCGTGCATTAGGGCTAGGCCCGGCACAGCCTGTAATATGTCACGGTGATAGGCCGGGTTGGTGTATGCTTCCATAGCTAATCCTGCTTCAAAACCAAAGCGGCTAACCATGTTAACCCATGCGAAAAACGCCCGTTGGTGTGCGTGTTCTGTGTTGCTCTTAGCTAGTGTTAACGGGTTCATTTGCTTATATCTTCTTTAAGTGCTTCTTTCGTGCCCTTCGCTATCTCTGTTATAGCTACTGCCGCTTTAACCTTTTCTTTGTAACGCGCGGCCCGTTCTGACGGCATATTATGCACCATTTGCATAGCCTGTAAGTTACCAACTATTTCGCCTTCTATCAACTCAGATAGTAGCGTGTGTTGGGCTTCGTTTAATTCTACCAACGCATAAGGTTTATTACTCATTTTGTTTTACCCTTTCTTTTGCGTTTCTTAGGCGGCTTCTTGTACCCAAGTTGTACGCGCTGTTGTTTCATTAGTTTACCGGCTTCGGCGTCACACCACCGGTTACACCAACTACGCCTATCTTTTACACGTGTGTGCCCTCTTACATGCTTAGCCTTAATACAGCTAGGCGATATACCTAACTGTATCAACTCTACGTTATATTTCTTGTCATTAAGTCCGTTAACTACCGCTAAGCAATCGGTCTGTACAAGTATCTGCGTTGCCCCGGCGCGTACAGCTATTTTAATACCGTTTAGGCTTGCCCACAATTCAGCTTCGTACGCTGAGCTTGCCAGTTGGCGAAAGTTAGCGGCCTTTTGTAAGCGCCGGGGCTTGTCGCCTTCTTTTTCCGGGCTAATGGCTACCCATGCCGCCCAAGCGCCCGCGTGTGATTTGGGGCAAAAGCTAGCGTCTGTTATTACTGTTGCGTCCATTAATCGTTATTTCCAAAGCCTATAAAGTCTTCGTCTGTTGCTCTACGGTCTTCGCACGCAGTACAATCGCAATCTGTGTCTGTACAGTTACAACACTCTTGACAATCGCCGCACCCGTCGCACTCTACTACAGAGCAATCGCCGCATGTTGGGCAGGGTTGCGGGTAGAATAAGCTTTGTTCTACTTCGGCGTAACACATTATGCTAACACTTTCTTAAGTGCTAACAACTCAGCCTCGTACTTAGCAAACTTGTCGTCTAATTCTACTTTAATATCGTTTAGCTTTACGTATTCCTCGTACACGTCTGTAACATCTAATTCGTACTCGTTTTGGAATAAATTACCTAGCGCAGGGTGTAGCGCTCTTGCTTGTTCAAACACTACTTTGCGCTTTGCGCTGTTAACTATCATTATCGGTTATCCTCATAAGTCTGTGTTTAAGTCTGTCCATAAGCCAAGTTATTAAACTACCCTCAGACTTATTAGACGCAAAGTACTCTTCGCCGTCTTTATCGTAGCCCATGATTATAACCGTGTCAAGCTTGCCCATGGCCTGCGTTAGCACCTTATCGGGGTCAGCGTCTTGCGTTGTAACTATACCGATCTCTACTACGTTCTTAGCCGTGACATAACCAAGGCCGCTACATTCTTTGCACTTGCGATTAGCCCAATCTATCTTAGTGCCATTACATTTGGGGCATACTACTTGCATATTACTTACCTGTTGTCCATCCGTCGTTAGGTTCTACGTAAACACTAGGGTCGATTAAGGCACATATTAGCCTAGGTACGTAGCCTTCTAAGTTTCCTAATCCGGTACACATTTGGTCAGTTAAATCTACGCATTCTTGGCGAGTTAACAGCCCGTAGTTTGCCGCTACGCTGTGCGTTCTAACGTCTACGTGGTCGGGTATTCTATCAATCCAAGGTACTACCCTCTCTTTAGCCGGTTTGTACGCGTCTTCGCCGTAAGATACGTCTTTAAACACTTCTTTAGGCTTAGGGGTAGGGCTGTCAAATGGCGCAAAGTCTTCGGCTAGCTTCCACGCGTAGCATTTGTCAGTAAGGTCTAGCCCTCTTGACTTTAGCTTACCCTGCTTAACGTGCGCTATAATCATTTGGCGGCTATCTTTGTTGCCGGTAGCCAAGCACGCTAGTATACGTTGGCCCTCATTACCGGCCAACGCCTTTACGTCGTATGTCCATGCCATATTAGCGCTCTAGGTCTATAATTAATTCGTCGTCTACACTAGCGCCCTTAAACACAAATATACCGCTGTATACTTTGTAACCAATACGAAAGCGTATACGGGCGTCAGTGTTAACCGGGCAGTGTGACAAGGCGTTTATTAATTCGGCTTTGGTTTCGGGTTGGTGCAATACGTCGCGTTCTTCGGATTGTGCGGCCCGTTGATCTGGCCCGTCTAGCCCCTCTATCATATCGTTAACAAAGGTGTCTTTGTCTACGTTACCACATAGATAGTCTGTGGCTTGGCGCTGTAATTTCTTAAAGTGTTCGTTAAGCTTGCTCATTGTTCTACCTTTCGTATGTGATTAGTTACCCTAGCCCGATTAACGGGCCGGGTCAAGTCCTTATTCATCTACTACACCGTAGCCTACCACTGTATAGCTATCAGCGTCGAATAACATACCCTCTAGTAGCTCAGCACTAGCGTTAGTAAGCACAGGGTCGCCGTGCTTATCGTAACGACACTGTAGGCCAATTTTTACTTTAACCTCTACGTCGCAGTGTATGGTAGTGTTTTCTTTATTTCCTGCCATGTACTTTAATCCCGGCTACTTGCTTGCATTGCGCCCATTCTTTCGTAAATTCTGCGTAGCTATCCTCGTTACACGGTATACCGTCGATAAACACACCATTAATAACAATGTCGCACGCCCACCTAATCGGTATATTATTACCTAGTGAGTTATCATGCTTTGTTACGTATATACGTGAAATATACGTAATTTGCGGTACGTCTAAATAACAAAAATTTGTACTCATAACAATTACCTTTCTTTATTATTGCTGTGTACGTTTGTGTAGTCTATCCGTTGTCTAGCTCTACGATAAGGTCAAAGACTTCGGTAGGCGTTTCTTTGCACCAAGTACCATAGTCGCTACCTTCTACTTCTACCACTGTTTCGCCCGTAGTAGATAAGCTAATACGCTTTATGTACCGGGGGTTTACGTATACGGGTTCTGCGTTGTCGCTACCCCTACGTGTTGCTGTTAGTCTAATCATAGTTTTACCTTTCTTCTTCTTCTACGAATAACATACGCCCCGGTACTGCTAGCACATATTCAGGAGCTTGTAAATAGGGTAGTGCTTCGTCTGGCAATATGTTACCCCAAAACTTTAATAGAGCTTCTAAGGCCACTTCGTTAGCCATACGTTGTACTTTGTCGTAGCTAGCGTTGCTGTCTATAATCATATCAGTGCTTGACGCGTAAGCCTCTTGTTTGCCCGCGTACTTAAACTTAACTACATAGTATCGTTTGCCTACGACCATACTATTACCTCATAATCTGTACAGTAATACGTTACCTTTACGAGTACGTGACCTTCGCCTAGCTCAGCTAGTTTAGCGCGTGTTTTTTGTTCGTCGGTAAACCACGCTACAGCTTCGCCGTATTCGTCTTTGCCCTCGTATACGTTGTACTCGTATCGCTCAATAAGTGCCATTATGTTACCTTTCTGTTCCCACAGTAAAAGCGATGCTTTCACGTAGTCTTGCTTGGTTTTCGTCGTATTGTTTCACTCCGGCGCATATATCGCTATTTTGGTCTACGTGTTCTAAAAAATCATAGGCCGCTTCGGTTATACTTTGGTATTCTGCGTAGCGCATAACCCCATTAAGAGCAATACGGTATAAACCTTGGTAGCTAACTAATTCAATTAGAGTACCGCACTTCATAGTTGCGTTGCGTACTACTCTAGCTTCTACTTTGTTAGACATACTGTTAACTCCTGTTGTTACAATGTCTATATACATACTGTTAAATCTACTGTCAAGCGCTACTTTGATTTTTACGGCGTATAATACCATTATATTTTTTATTATACTGATAAACCACTGAAAACATTAAAGAAATATACCAATATATAATAAATATAATAAATATAATACTATATAAGAAAGTACTCTTAGGTACCCCGCTTAGGTAGTGTAGATAGGTTCTAGCCATTATATCCATTATATCGTTATATTCTCTTAGTTTTCAGACACTTACCGGTATAATAACCATTATACGCTATTATATTTTATCTACCGTATAGATCACAGTAGGTTTAATTGGTTAGTGTTAGTTATTAACGTAGGCTCTTCTATTATGTTAAGTTGCTCAGGGTCTACCGGATACGGCCCGGCTTCACTGGGTAAGACTAACGTACGCCATTTATCTGTAGCGTCACCAAACATATTAACGTTAGGGTCGTACTTAATATTACGCGTACGTTTACGCGCAAACCACATAATAGCTTGTGCTTGATTAGGAATAAGACCTTCGCGGCGGGCAAGTCGTTTTATCCCGTCTGATATTGTCGTATACTCTTTGCGTGTGCGTACTATGGCTTGTTTCATAGTTAATTCTTCGGCCCGCCATGCCGCTACCATGTGCCCATCTACAGTAACGTAGCGGTTGCTCGCAGGGTTAAGTAGATTATGATAAAAAGCGCGTATCTTTGGCCCTTTGCTTTGATCTAAGAATACCACCGCGCCGGTTACGTACGAGTACGCCCGATCACGACAATGCCGATACGTACTTACTTTAATGTGGGCAAGTGGTACGTTATCCCGGTAGCCCTGTAGCACCGAAGCTAACGAGCGTAGGTTACCGTAATAATCGTTGTTAGGACTAAGGGCACAGAACGCCGCTATAGTCCGGTCTAACGGTACGTTGTATTCGTCTGCGTAAGCTTGCATTACTATATGATAGCGCTCGTACGCTAAGCACCCTTCGCGGTAGTCGTCGGCGTCTGCCAGTTTATACATTTTGCGTAAGTTACGTACGGTCATTTTTCGTAAAACTTATCTACTAAATCTTTGGCGTCGGCTACTGTGTCTACTACGTTAACCAATACGTGTTTATGCCATACGAGTACTGAGCCGGGGCCACAGTCATATATAACATAGTCGCGTTGCGTATACTTGTTATATCTTTTGTCGTATGCCCATACCATTACTTACCTACACAAATCTATCGGGGTTGGTTACCACAAAGGCCCGCCCTGTTTTATTATATTTGTTAGCTAACTCTGTCTTGCCTATCTCTTGTATATCGCCGTTATCTATAAACATTTGTAACGTGCGTTTGATCGCGTTAGTTGCGCCTATCCTATCATTACGGAAAGCTGAGGCGGCGACTAGCCTACGTTGTACAAACGCTATGGGTACTACAGTGTCTTGGTGCATTTTACGCATAACACCGTACTTAGCCACTTCTTCGTATGGCTTCTTTAAGTACTGTTTAACTACGCGTATTACGTCGGTGGCTTGTTTACTTTCTTCGGCAGACCCGCCAAACTCGCCGCGCTCAAATCGCCCTATAATCGCCTCAGCATCCCGGCGCACGAGATTAAACGCCCATTCTGCTACAGGTAACGTAATAATCGGGTTATTATGGTCTACGCCTATGGCGATTAGAGAGGCTAGCTTAAGTGTCTTCAAGTGCGCTCTATTCCATAAATGGCGTATAACGTCCCTTTGATCTGGTAAGTTAATTTGATCGTCTACGTAGTTATTCACTTTGTTAAGAAAGTCGGTTGCCTCTTGGTCATAAGGTATGTTTAGTACTTGATTGTGTGAGTTAAGCTTAAGGCTATTATCACACAAATCTACAAACCTACGCACCATGTCTATAGACGGTGTTACGCTTGCGTGCCCCTCATTAAGCGGCGGGCGCTTGCCTGAGTACTCTATAATAAGAAAGCGGGGTAATAGTCCGTCGCTAATCATAGTTTCGTCAAGATTACCGTAAAATGTTTCCGGTACGCTTTCGCCAAGCAAACTAAACGACGGGCTAGCTACGTCTTCGGTGTTCTTATCTTTATCACTATAAATAGTCGGGCGTAATACTTGGCCTTTACCGCTCTTGTTAAATAGGTCTAGTAACACCTTCTTTAACATGATCTCAGACGTAGACGCGCGGGGGTGCGCTAAACGTTTCATAGTTAACCCAAACTCGCCTACAATAGATACAAAATTACGTTGCTTGCCCACATGTTTTAACAGTGCTTGGCCGCTAGATATTTCAGCCGGGCCTATAAACTCTTTTACGGCGGGCATTACGGGCATACCCTCATTACCTAATAAGCCGCCACTCTGTACGTATGACATTAACTTACTTATTCCTACATTCATAGCTTCTTTACCGGTACCCGTAGGGGCTAACAGTAATATGTACGTGTTAAGGCCGGTACCCGATACATTATAACTACGTCCACACACCCCGGACATTAGCCCTAGCGCGGCGGCTAGTGCGATCTCAGCCACCGGGCGTACGCTACTATCGTGTATGTACTGTGCTATTTCGCCGACTAATCCGGGCGGGTATGGGATAGAACCGAAGTTAGGCCGTTTTGGGGCTTTAGTGTGTACGGGCTGTGCTTGGTACATTTGCCCGGCTTGCGTTACGTTAGCCGGTAGGCCCGCAAGATTACCCGGCTTGTCTTTAGCTAACGCGTCGGTTATTTGGTTTTTAATACCGTCAAAGTCTATAGGGGGTAACATACGGTCAAATGCGCGATTAATCGTATAGTTTAAGTAGCTGTTACGCTGTGCTTTCTCTCTTTGCCCTAACGGTGTGTTTCTAAACAATCGCATAATTTGCGTACGGTTTTGCGTATAAAAAGCAAAGAAGTTAATTAAGGCTTGGTCTGCTTCGGATTGTGACGGGTAATCGTCTTGCCAATTACCCGCGAACAAATGGTTAAATTTATCCCCGTTTATCGCCGCGCCTGCTTTCTCTATTACCTCTTGGTCGCTGTATTTCTCTACTAGATCACCTTCGTACACCTGTACTTTAACCCCGCCGCCTAACTCGCTCCATAACGTGTTAAGTAGCGTTTGTCGCTCAGCTATTGGACGATCTAGGTACACGTCACCGGTAACCGTCATATACCTTTCATTTGTGTATAGCTCTATGTGGCCCCTACGTCGCCCGGTAGGTGTATGCCCTTTACATAGAATGTGTAGCCCTTGCCCGCTAGGTGATTTTTCGGCGTAACTGTTAAACGCGTCAAATACCTTTAACTGTACTTTTAGCGCTTCGGGGTCGTCTTTTGTATCGTCTAGGTCAATAAACGCAAAAGGGTCATGCGCGGTAAGCACAAAGCCTAACCCGTCAAAGTGTTCGTTACCCGCTACGGCTAACGCTGTGTCAAAATCAGACCAAGTAGCCGGGTCGGTTACACTCGCTAGTTTACCGTTTAGGGGGCAATAGGGTACCTTCGTAGGCTTTGTGCCTTCGCGATCTTCGTAACGCCATACAATCCACTGAGTGTATTGCTTTAGGTCGTACGGTATATTTTCAGGAAATAACCGACTAGACATTTAACGGTGTACCATTCAAATAGTTATAGACGCGCTCTACTTTGTTAACGTCCGGGGCTTCGCATTTGTCACTAATAAACCACTTTAACCAACTCTCTGTAACGCTAGCGCCTTTTGCTACGTCTGCGTAAGTAAGTTGCCTTGGGCGGGTTTTAAGTAACTCTATTGTTTTGTTCATTAAATTTTGAGACATAAGCGTAGGTTTAAAGCCTTTTAACAGATGATTTGTGGGCAGGTATAAAGTATAATATATTAGACTTCAAGCCTAAAAATCTAGTTGACACGGTTAATTTACTGGTTTATGTGTATGCCCACAGTCATAACAACGCACAGAAAGGTAAGTACTAATGACACAGCAACCCGCGCCGTTTAGCGCTAAAACTATTGACGAAAAAATTATGGCACACGCGAAAATGATTAAAGACCTAGCCGCGTTAAAAGCCCAAGAGCGCGAATTACGCGACGAAATTATAGCCGCAAAATTCGACACAGACACAGTAGGTACGCAGAATGTACCACTAGGTAACGGGTGGTTACTTAAGGGTGTCATTAAAGAAAGCCGCGACTTTGATCTTACAACGCACGATGGCGAACGCACTAAAGCAGACGCATTAGACGCAATCGAAGCGGCGCTAGATAAGCTACCCGAATGGCTACAAGATCGTATAGCTAAGTGGACGCCTAAGCTAAGCGTTAGCGAGTATAAAAAGCTCGAACCTGAACACCGTAAGATTGTAGACGCGGTTATAGTTACCAAAAACGCCGCACCTACTCTTACTTTAGTAGAACCTAAAACGAAAGGCTAACACCATGAAAAGTACCGGCGTATTGTTTTCTATAGTAGAAGACGCAATGGTAGTACTTCGCAAAGGCGGGGTATACCGGCAAGCAAAAGTATACCAACGTGACGGGCAATTATACGCCCAACATGGCGGGGGATATATTACAATAGGACAAAACGGCGGTATGATCGGTACGAGTGTACCTAATATTAATGTTGACGCTTACAACTTCGGCTTTGAGCCTGAAATAAGCAAGCTTGGTAGGTTTTACGCGCCGGGTACACTTAAAGCAAGCGAACGAAGAAAGTGAATTTTTTGCATGGGTTAAGGGAAGTAACGAGGTACACAACTTTGATACAATAGCCGTAGACAGTGTAAGCCAAATGGCAGAAATATACCTTAAAGATGCTATGAAAAAGAATAAGCACGGCCTTAAGGCGTACGGCGACATGGCTAAGGCTACGCTACCCCATTTAGAAGACCTTTACTATATGCAAAATAAGCACGTATGCTTAGTTGCTAAACAAAACCTTTCGCAAGAAGGGGGCGGTATTGTAAAGAAACGCCCGTATTTTCCGGGTAATGAAATTAACGTAAAGGTACCACACCTTTACGACGAAATTCTACACGTAGGTATTACACAAATTCCGGGCCAAGCCGGTTACCAAAAGTGTATACGTACGTTAGAAACGTTAGAGATAACGGCCCGCGATAGGTCGGGCCGTCTGGCGGAATTAGAGCCTTGCGACTTGGCCGCAATTTTTAATAAGTGTATGTCATAGAAAGGAAACTAACACCATGGTAGCACTAAATTTTGACGCCACGCAGGTAAAACCGAATACGGGCTTTACAGCATTACCCGCCGGGTGGTACAACGTCGCGATAGATCATAGCGAAATTAAAGAGAATAGCGCCAAAAACGGGGCATATCTTGAATTACGTATGAAAGTCTTAGACGGCGAACACGCGAATAAGCCCGTATTTAACCGGCTTAATATTCAAAACCAAAACCAACAAGCGCAAGACATTGCGTACGCAGACTTGTCGGCGATCTGTCACGTTACGGGCGTGTATAACATACAAGACAGTTCACAGTTACACGGCGTACCTTTTCAGGTTAAGCTAAACGTGCGTAAATCCGAAGAACACGGCGATAGTAACGACGTTAAGGGATACAAAGACGCACACGGTAACGACCCCGGTAAGGCGGGTGCGGGCCCGGCTCAGCCTGCCGCCCAACCCCCGGCGCAACCGGCGCAACAAGCGGCCCCTGTCGCTCAGCAACCGGCTCAGCCCCAAGCCGGATGGACGCAACCCGGACAGGGGCAAGCCCCTGCCGCCGCGCCCCAAGCCGCGCCATGGGGAAACACAGCCGGACAGTAAGCCCCCGTATACTGTCCGTGCCTACCCCTACCGTTTCGGCGGTAGGGGTATCTAATAAAGAGAGGGGTACGCCTATGGAAATAGACGTAAGCGACCTATGCAAACAATGCCACGCACTCATACACAAGCTAGACAAATACGATTTACAAGAGCGTAACTATACGTTTAACTGGTTATCGCGTAAGCTAAACATAGACGTAGAAGACTGTAAGTTAAGTCAATTTGACGAAGAGACAGTACGCAAGGTATACAAATGGCTTAGCCGACTGTATAGAAAATTAGACACAAAGCAAAAACGACAAGAGGCTAAAGAACATGAGCGAAATAACCGTAGACCCGCACCAACCCCTACCCAACGGCTTATTAGTAACAGACGAAAAGCCAAAGCAAAGCGAAGACCTACACACCATAAGCACAAACACCGGCACTAGCGACCCGTTAGCAGAACCGGGGGCGCGTAAAGCACTCGCCCGTAGAATTAAAGCAGATATAGACGCGTATTGTGCCGACGTATACGACGACGGACATAGAACGCATTTAGGCGCGTCGCTTATCGGGCACGAATGTAGCCGCTATCTATGGTATATATTTCGTTGGGTAAAGCACGTTAAACAGCTTTACGGTAAGCGAGTACAAAAGTGACGTACTACATTATCACGCCGAAAGTGATAGTATATTTTTTGGGGCAGAATTTGACCCCGGCGACGGTTTAGTAGAGGATATGACCGGTAACCCGATCTACGAAAACATAGCTAAACAACGCGGGGTATCCCGCGAACAACACCGGGTAAGCGGCGTTAACGGGCACTTCGGCGGGTCACAAGACGGACAAAGTACGCTACCTGAGCGTTACGGCATACCCGGTAAGTTTCTATTAGAGTTTAAAACTAATGGTACTGGCAAAGGATTTACCGCCGTAGAAGAAAAAGGCGTAGCCTTAGCTAAGCCACAACACTACGCCCAAATGTCTACTTACGGATACTTAGACGATTTCGACTACTGTATATACATAATCATTAACAAGAATGACGATAGTATAACGGTAGAAGTAGTTAAACTAGACAAACGCTTAGGCGAACAATGCGAAAAGAAAGCCCGCGACGTAATTACTGCACAAGTGCCCCCGGCTAAGCTTTCCGTTAACCCTACTTTCTTTAAGTGTAAGTGGTGCGATTTTAGCGATATATGCCACGGTGACGAAAAAGTAGAAACTAACTGTAGAAGCTGTGCGCACGCGATTGCGGTAGATAAGGGTAATTGGCAATGTAACTTAGTTGCACAGATAATACCTAAAGAATTTATACTGCAAGGTTGCGACAAACATACACCAATAGGGTAAATTACGTGGCATTACGTTGGTATCAAGACGAAGCTATAGAGAGCGTATACGATTACTTTAGTAACAACTCAGGTAACCCGGTTATTGCTATGCCCACAGGTACGGGCAAGTCTCATATAATTAGTGGTTTTCACCATAAAGCGTTTAGCGCGTACCCGTACCAAAGGTGGTTAAATCTGGTACATGTAAAAGAGCTAGTAGCACAAAACGCTAAGAAACTAATTAATGCGTGGCCCACTGCCCCTATCGGCATAAACTCAGCCGGGTTAAAACAACGAGATACACAGCAAGCTATTATATACGCGGGTATCGGGTCGGTGTATCGTAACCCAAAAGTGTTAGGGCACCGTGATCTAGTGTTAATAGATGAATGTCACTTAGTTAGCCCAAAAGCCGAAACAATGTACGCAAGTACTATAGCCGCTTTACGCGAAATAAACCCGGCGCTTAAGGTAGTTGGACTAACGGCCACACCCTACAGACTAGGGCAGGGGCGTATAACAGACGGCGGGCTGTTTACTGATATATGTTACGATATGACTACAGTAGACGGGTTTGCCCGTCTACTTGCCGAAGGGTTTTTAGCGCCGGTTTACCCGAAGAAAACCAAGACAGAATTAGACGTAAGTAACGTTAGTATGCGTAATGGTGACTTTGCCAAAAGTCAATTACAGAACGCTGTTAACGTAAGCCAAACAACGTACAACGCTGTGCTAGAGATGTGCGAATTAGGGTACGATAAACAAAGTTGGTTAGTGTTTGCTAGTGGTATAGAACACGCTGAGAATGTAGCTAACGTACTAAACCAACTAGGGGTACCCTCAGCCGCCGTACACTCAAAAACGCCAGACCGTGACGCGGTAATAGCTGACTTTAAGGCGGGTAAGTTACGGGCTGTTGTTAATAACAACGTGCTTACTACCGGGTTTGACCACCCGCCTATAGACATGATCGGTATGCTACGCCCTACAATGTCGCCGGGGCTTTGGGTACAAATGCTTGGGCGGGGTACTAGGCCGTCGCCCGAAACAGGTAAGCAGGGGTGTCTTGTGCTAGACTTTGCGGGTAACACGCGTAGGCTAGGCCCGATTAACGACCCGCATATACCAAAGAAAAAGAAAGGTATGCCCGGTGACGCACCGGTTAAGATTTGCGAAGCGTGCGGCACGTATAACCATGCCTCAGTAACACAGTGTATAATGTGTGGGCACGAGTTTGTCCGGTATGAAAAACTTACCGCTAAAGCAAGCACCGAAGAATTAATACGTAGCGACGCGGCAGTAATAGAAGTGTTAGACTTAGATCGTGTTACTTATTCTAAACACAACAAGCCCGGTAGCCCAAGTAGTCTACGCGTTAATTACTTTGTAGGTATTAGCCGGTACTCAGAATGGGTACACTTTGAGCGTAGCGGGCTGTTGGGTAAAAAGGCCCGCGATTGGTGGCGGCAACGTCACGTATCAGAACCGCCCACTACCGTAGACGAAGCGTTACAATTCATATCTGAATTAAGAGCGCCTAAGCGTATACGGGTATGGGTAAACAAAACCCCTTATGCTGAGGTATTAGGCTATGAGTACTAGAGACTTAAACGAAAAACAAATTAAAGCGGTAGCAAAAGAGTTAGCCGAATGTATTGCACACGAATTACGTATGGCTACTAGAACATGCGTTAATTGCTTACATTTTGACAAACAAAAAGAAATATGCTTAAAGTTTAACAACGAGCGCCCCCCGGCTAAAATAATAGCGCATGGTTGCGAGGGCTACACTAACGATATACCCTTTTAGAAAGGCGTAGAGTTATGGCAAAACGACCAACTAAGTCTAAACCAAAGACTAAAAAACCAAAGATGCAATTAGTAGAGGCACTTGACTTTATTAAGGGCGTACAGAAAACAGGGTTTAGCACAGACGCTAAAGAAACTAACTGTAGGCTAGCCAACGGGTACGCCGTAGGTTTTAACGGGGTAGTCACTATGGGTTACCCGATATTAGAAGACCTAAACGCGTGCCCACATACTTATAACCTCTTAGCGGCCCTAAAGCGGTGCAAGGGGTCTACGTCACTGACACAAGTAGACATGCACCAACTTGTCGTAACTAGCGGCAAGTTTCGCGCTGTGGTACCGTGCCTTAACCCGTCTGCTATTCCGTACTCTGTACCAGATCAACAAGTAGGGGTTATTGGTGACACGATTAAAAAGGGGTTTTCTACGTTATCCGGGGTCGTGTCTAAGTCGGGTTTCTCTACGTTAGAGACAAGCATACTATTGCGCGATAATACTATGGTGGCTACAGATCGGTCTATTATAGTTGAATATTGGCACGGTGTACGCCTAGACCCTGAGCGTCCGTTAGTTATCCCGGTAGACGTGGTAACTATACTATCTAAGTTGTCTAGTCCCCTTATTGGTATTGGTGTTGGCGTAGGTTCTGTTACGTTTTATTGTGATAACGGGGCATGGGTAAAAACACAGACGTATAATGATAAGTGGCCTAACGTAGATAGCTTACTAAATAAAGGCGACTACCACCAAGCCGTAGACATACCGCTAGAATTATTTGAAGCGGTAGAGGCTGTTGCACCGTTTACGTCTAACGTAAAAGACGGGGTAGCTACGTCGTCTAATACTTTCTTCTTAACCGGTAACGTAGTTTCGTCACATGTACAAAATACTATAGGCGCTACGCATGAAATAGACGTAGACACTGAGCAAAAAGCGTGTTACCTAACTAAACACATGGCTTACCTAAACGGTAAGGTAAACAAAATAGACTACGGCAACGATAGGGCTAGTTATGTCTTTGGTAATAATATACGCGCGGTAGTCGGTAAGTATAAGTATTAATATGTTTTTTGACGACGTAGCCTTAAAATCACGAAAACACGCTACATTACGCGTACCCCCGCCAATACCCGCGACTAGGTGGAAGCGCCCGGCGTACTTCCCTAATCTGAGTAACGCCGTTGTAATCGCGTGTGACGTAGAAACTAAAGAAACTGATTTCGATAACGGCCCCGGTTGGGCTAGAGGCTGTGGGCACATTGTCGGTGTGTCTCTTGCCGCTATAGACCGTAGGGGTAATCGGGGAAAGTGGTACTTTCCCGTACGTCACGAGATAGAAACAGAAAATAACCTAGACCCGGCTACTGTGTTTGCTTGGTTAAAAACTGTACTAGAAACACCGCGAATACCTAAAGTATTCGCTAACGGTCTTTATGATATAGGGTGGTTAACTACAGAAAACGTATGGGTACAAGGCGAGTTACACGACGTACAATTTGCTGAGGCACTTATAGACGAATTTGCTTTAGTAGCCCTTGACGTTTTAGGGAATAAATATTTAAACATAGGTAAGACTACCGATTTACTAAAAGAGTGGTGCCAAAAGGCATACCCGAATACACCGGTAAGTAAGTGGCGCGGGGATATATACCGCGCGCCGCCTAGCCTTGTTGGTCATTATGCCGAAGACGACGCCGACTTACCCCTAGATATATTATGGCACCAACAACAAGAGTTAGACAGACAAAACTTAAACGTTGTTTATCGGCTAGAGTGCGACATAATACCCCTGCTTGTGCGTATGCGCTTAGAGGGAGTTACTATTGATCTTAACCGGGCACACGAGCTTGATGGGCAAATGACGATAGAAATAGCTGAGTTGTTTAACCGGGTTAAACGTGAATACGGCTATGGTATATCAAGCACGGACAGTAGACAATTAGGGCCGTTATTTAAACACGTAGGTATTGTCACGCCGTTTACAGACGCGGGTAACCCAAGTGTTACGGCAGACTGGTTAGCGGCGCTAGAACACCCGCTAGGTAAGTTAATTCGTGATCTACGCGAACGAGAAAAACTACAAGGTACGTTTATACGCTCGTACTTACTTAATAAGAACGTAAATGGTAAGATATACCCACAGTTTCACCCCCTTAAGGGCGAAAGTAACGGTACTAAAGTAGGGCGCTTCGCGAGTAGTGACCCTAATCTACAAAACATACCTAGCCGCACTAAGTTAGGTAAAATGGTACGCGAATGTTTTATACCAGATTACGGCCATGCACATTGGCGTTGTATGGATTACTCGCAAATTCATTACCGTATTTTAGCGCACTACGCCGTAGGGCCGGGCAGTGATCGGCTAAGAGAAACGTATATTAACGACCCCGAAACAGACTACCACCAAAACGTATTAAAAGACGTAGCCCCTATAATGGGTTGGGATATTGCCGACGAAGCTAACAACAAGTTTGTACGTAAGCCTGTTAAAAATGTTAATTTTGGACTACTATACGGGCAGTCTATACCGTCGCTTATGGCGAAGACTGCCGCGTACTTTGGGGGCGGCTTTACACTAGAGCAAGCTAAGGGCTTCTTTGACGCGTACTTTACCGGGGCACCGTACGTAAAACCAACAATGGAAGCTATAGGCAAAGAGGTACAGGCTAACGGTTATGTCACGTCGGTACTTGGTCGCCGGTGCCGGTTCAATCTGTGGGAACCTAATTACGAATGGGGCAAGACCCCTTTACCTTACGACGACGCGATTGCTGAGTACGGTAGTTGTATTAAGCGTGCGTACGAGTACAGGGGCGTTAACTACAAGTTTCAAAGTAGCGAACCGGACATTATGAAAACAGGTATGTTAGACTGTGTACGATCTGGCGTATTTGATTATGTAGGCGTGCCCCGTTTAACTGTACACGACGAATTAGACTTTAGCGTACGTGATCGCTCTAAGGCTACAGACGAAGCATTTGAGTATATTAAACACACTATGCAAAACGCGGTACCGTTGCGCGTACCCGTATTCGTGGATAAAGATGACGGCCCTAATTGGGGCCGTGCGGGTTAGCTGTACCTACCGTTATACCCGTAAATTTTAGCTATCTCTACGTCGGCGCTAGCGTATATTTCAATACCAAAATTAATGCCTTGCATTACATCGTCAATAAATACGGGTAACTCAAAGTCTACGTACTGCCAGTCCGGGCCGACTAATTGCTTAAATACGGCAAATTCTTCGGGCAAGTTTGAGCGGAATATTTTTAAATATATAGTCTCGTAGTCGTATGTTGCGTATTTAGTTACAGACGTACTCGCGTCGTACTCAGCCGGGCCGTTAGTGTCGTTTGTATACGTAAACTTAGGTTTATCTCTACGTGCCCACAACCTTATAACGCCTTGGCTTGTAATAAATTCGTGGTCTAAAAATGATATACCCGTGTTAGTAATAGACGCACCGCTACGCACCCAATTAGCGGCGTCTGTTGGGTCATTGTTAGTAATAAATTCACCGACAAAGTTTAAATTACGTCTTACTGCCTTTTCGCGTACTTTGGTTCTCGACTCCCATACCCCGATAACAGACACGCCGTTAATAATAATATCGTCGTTGCTGTTAGACAGTACTCCAATTATTCGATTACCTTTAGCTATTGTTTTAATTTCTTCAAGACTAAATTGTATTTGACCGTTATTAACTGATATAGTTTCGTATACGTAGTCTTCTTGGCCGAGTGTTGTGTAAAAGTCCGGGTCTAGCGCCCAATCTGCCCGACTGTACGTTATTTCGTTTTCCCCTGTACCAGACACGCGCGTAAGTGTGCCGGCAACTTGTTTACTACCAGACACGTAATCGCCACTGACGTAATTAGTTATAACAATCCACTCACCGTAGTTATCGAATACAACCGCTTCTACTGTAACTTGGTCACCAAAATCTGTGGTATACACATCACCGGTGCCTGCTGTGGGTTCTGTTGTTGTACGAAAACCGATATAGCGTTCTGTGTCTACGTATCCGTTTCTTGGTACCATAAAAGAAACAGCACCGGTAAAGTTAGGTAAATTTAGCGTTAAACTCTCTATAGTATTAGGTTCGCAAGGTATTGTTATGTCAATTAATCCTCTTATCCCTAAGTTTACGGCCTCGCCTCTGTCTAACTTTCCGTATTCGCACGCGGTTTCATTAACCGCTAATGCACCGTTTAGGTCGTCAATCTTGTATCGTATACTATCTGCTAGGTGATCGTGACCGTTATCTATTTCTACCCACTTTTGTAGTCGTTCCTTGTTATTAGAGAACCTGAGTAAGTTACTGTTAGTCGCGCTACGCGAGCGAAATACTTTAACGCCTCTGTCACATTCAGGTAGGTTACGGCGTAAGTAATCGTAAATTTGCCATGTGTAGATATACGAAGTATCGGTACCATTATGCGCACCGTCAAATTTGTCTACGTCTCTATTCAAGTGAAATATTCTAGTAGCGCTTGTTAGGTCAATAAGCGTACCTCCGGCTTTAGCGGCTATATCTGCCAGTTTAGCGGTTATTGCGTATCTGTGCGTAATTGCCTCAGTAAACACGATTGGGGTAATCCCGTGTAATTGCAACAAGTCAATAAATTCTTGGAATATTTCTATAAAATAGTCGTCGCTTTGGTCGCGTACTCTTTGGTCGTTTGTTGTATGTAATATCATGCAATACTCTGTACCCAAATCTACTATATTATCTCGACCAAACCTACCCGTGTTAGTGCGTAAAGCTTCTATAGACCGCTGTATATCGTCACCCGATTTACTGTTATTAATAACTACCCAACCGTCTAATAACTCGTTTAATCTTTTCGCGTAAGACTTACCCTTAATAACGGCTGTACCACTACCTAAAGAGCTAGAAAGCAATAAGACTTTTTTGCCGTTACTAGTAGACACTGTGTTAGTTTGTTGCTCTATTGTGGGTAACTCGTTTTCTAATACCTTTCGTCCTTCTTTAATATAAGTAAAGGTACTGTTTCCATCGGAATTAAATACGATTAATTTCTCCCCTGCGGCTAGTCTTACTTCGTCTTCACCGCTACTAAAATTACGAATAATTTGTGGAGCTTGTGACGGACGAATAATAGCCAACCTACCCGAAGAATTGTTTACGTGTTCGTATATTGCGTAATTAGCTATTGTAGGTAAATAACATACAACATTCTGGTTAGTTGTATCCATAAATATATGTTCTGAATTAGCGGGCCTGTAATTAGATGTTACTCGTTTAATTTCCGTCTTACCGACTGTATTACTCGTAATACTACTTTGTAGTGTACTCTGTAAATTACTTATACTTGTGTTAATCGCTGCTAAGTCTATCGCTAGTGCATTGCTTAAATTAGATATTGCATTGTTTAGCGTTGTTTGCGCGGTGCTTAGCGCACTTGTTTGGTTAGTGTTATTTTGTGTAACTGTGTTTGACAACGCGGCTATAGCTGCGTTAACCGTGCTAATGTTTTGGCTTAGCGTGTTATTTGTAGCTGTGTTAGTATTTACAATTTGACTTTCGATACTAGACAGTTCTTGTATTAAATCTATAAAGCCACTGGCAATTATACTGTTTCCTGTAACCCCGTTCCCGCTTCCGTTTGGCTGTATCGTTAGACTTCCTGAGCTACGATTAGCGTAGGCCCGTTGATTATAGAAAACAATCCCACGAGACG